GCCGCGATTGGCGTCATGCCATCGGCAATTCCGGCCTCGATCATATCCCGATGATATTTAAATGAGCCCGGATCGATGATCCGCGCAATCGCCTCCCTCTGCCCCTGCGCGATGGGCTCTGACGGGCTGGGACCATTTTCCTGACCTCGGGAATATGGTGCCGCGTAGAGCGGTTGTTTGATGATGTCAGAAGAAGACGGCGGATAGAAATCGAGCGTCCAGCGGACCTCACCCGATGCATGCCATCGCCATGCGACCGGCTCTTGCGGTATGGCGCGGAGGGCGGCGGCGATCTGATCCCGCTGGTTTTCGCTGAACGCAAATAGGTAACGGTGCAATGCATTTGGTGCACGACGCTCAATTTCATCCGCCAGCCGGTTTGCTTCGTCGGTCATGGCAAGTACCTCGTGCAGATAAGGCCAACCGCACCAATGATGACCAAGATCCAGCCGTTGCCAGAAGTCCGGTACATACTCGGGGCCACGCTTCCGGATTTGGCGGCGGCCTCCAGAATGAGCCAAAGGACGCCGATTGCGGCGCAGATCGCAAACAGGGTCATCATGACTGGTCACCCCGCTGATGTTGAGACACCAGCGTGGCGGGAGTCTTTTTTGCTGCCTCGTAATACTTCAGAAAATGACGGAATATGTATTCTAGAGCGGCGTCCTCATACATTCCGCCTAGCCCCTGCTGCATCACGGCCAGGAAGGTTACGGCAGGCGGCGGGCTGTCCTTGATAGGAACGTGATCGACCAGCCGAAGTTTCCGGACCTTTCGGATGGCCTCTGCTAAGGCGGCGTCGTTGTTCATTTCGCCTCCCCGATGACTGGCTGGATGTGGGGTGTCAGCATCGTAATTCTCCGTTCATCACCAGCTAGGCCGGCACCTGTTCCGCAGTGGGCTTGTGCCGATTATCCATCGCGGCTTTGAGCGTCGGCTTGAACTCGCGCGGCACCATTCCCCACGTCTCACGCAATGCCTCGACACCCATCAGCGCTGCTGTGGCGAGCTTCGAATCCCAGGCCATCACATCGTCGGCGCTGTCGTCTGATTGCAAGGCCGGCGCCGGATTCCCGCCGCGCGCCCACTCGGAGAGCATGCGCCCGCTGTCTTCGCCGATCGTCACGCCCTCGGGAAAGAACGCTCGGTGCTGGCGCTGCAGTTTGTGCGGCAATTCAAAGTGCGGAATGCCCGGACGATCGGGTGTCAGCGTGAAGCTGGCTGTCATCTCGAACATGAACCGCTTCTCGCAGATCGGCATCCATCCAAGCGGATGAACAACAGTTTTGTTGTTCTCGCGCAGGATCTCGATCTTCTCATCAGCGCGAAGGCAGAAAATGATCGAGGCGCGACATTGCAGCAGCGCGTTCATGAGTTTCTTGTGCGCGCCCTTGGGCTCTTTCCAGTTGCCGGGCGACTTCACACCTTCCGATGCCAGCCTGTCGGCCCAATCCATGATACCGCCGACACCATCGTATTCGTGGCTGAACGAGTCGATGATGACGACCTCGGCGCCGGCATCCTCAGCCGCTCGGATGCCTTCAATGAAGCGCGCAGGCGCAAACGGCGGACGCATGTCCGAATGCAGGAACTTGAATTCCTCCGCATAGTGCAGCCCGCGGCGCGCCTCGGTGTCGATGAAGGCGATCTTCCCCTCGGGCGACATCCCCTTAGCGAGACGAAGGGCGCTGTAGGTTTTGCCGCTGCCAGATGCGCCAGCGAGGGCGATCAGCAGCGATACCTGTTCACGGACAGCCGGTGCGAATTGGAACGTCATGTCACCCACCCATCAAAGATTTGAGCATCGGAGCGCGGCGGTTCGGCTCGACCTGACGCGCGTCATATTCGGACGTCTCACGATCCATCCAGCCGCTCTCGGACCATGCCGGCAGTTCTGGAATGATGATGCGCTGCGGATATGCCGGCCACGAGTTGCATTGGAGACACCGTCGCCAGGCGTCGACTGCGTACTGAATTTGCTTGCGGCCGATGGTCAGCGCACTTTCACCGATCTCGTTGACGGTGAGTGCATATGGCGTCTCGTTCTCTTGGCAGACGTAGAAGAAGCGACGACGGCCTGCGCTATCGGGGTCGATTGCATCAAGAATTCGCTCATGCATCGCCGCCTGAACATGCCAACCGGCTGACGCCATCAGCCTACCGGTGGCGTAGGGCGATGCCGACATTCCGGACGTCTTGAAATCCCACACCTCGCGTAAATCAGGCGTGATCCAGTCAATCATTGTCCGCAGCCATAAGCCTTCCTCGCAGGCGACGGCGACCACTTCGCTGTCGCCGGCGGCCTTGTCGAAAGCGTGGACGCAGCCCGGTATTTGCGAAAGTTGGCTCAACGCCGCCGCTGTCATTTCGGTGGCCGTTTCCAGGTGCTTTTCCAGCACCGGTTCGAGCCCGCCTGCATAGGCAGCGTCCCGTTCTTCCTTAGCCGCCTTGTTGCGGAAATCGTTCGAACAGATGATCGCCAAATCCTTGCCGCGGCCGAGCATCAGCTTGTGCGCCGCGTTGCCGATCGCCTTGGCCTTGTCGTAGCGCTCCTGATCGTCGTCGGCAGCGGACGGCGGACACAGCCTCGGATGCTCCATCTTGGCATGCAGCGGCGATCGCTCGATCAGCACCTTTGCGATGGACTGCGACAGCGACGGCTCCGGGCATGGGTCATCGAAGTACGTCGCCGAATCCATGTCTCGGTAAATGCCTGGGATCATGCCGCAGCCTCATGCGCGAGAAAGGCGTTCATTCGCGCAGCCAATCGCCTTTGCCGCGCGAGATTGTTGTTGAAGTCGTTGGTGTCCTGCCGCTCCAGCGGTTGGCATGGATCGCAGTAAAATCGGCGCTTTGTCTTTCGCCCGTACACGAATTCGTTCTGGCAGCGCCGACATACGGCGCGCTCGGGAACAGGGGTGTAACCACCGACCGGCGGGCTCATGCGCCGGCCCTCAACGCGATCCACACCGCGAGCCCGGCGATGAAGCCGAGCACGCTGACTGCTTCCAGCACGATCGGCAGGCCGATAGCGACGATCTCAACAGGATCAGGACGGCGCATTGGCGGCCTCCTGTACCTTGGCGGTGGCAAGCGTCGGGCTCATCCCGAAGGCCCGCTGGACCCTGGCGCATCGTGACGCCAGAAAATCCTTCATGTAGTCGGGCACGGTGTTTGTCAGGATCAGGCCCTGCACGACGCCGCACAACTCAACAGCGGCAGCCTGGCGCTCTTGCTCGACGGTCATGCCTGCACCCGCTCAAGCTGAGTTTTGCGAAGTTCGATGGCGGCCAGCAGGATCGTGAAATCGAAAGCGTCCATGTCGCCATAGACGGGGTGCGGGCAATTGAACGGCTGGGTGCCGAACGCAACGAACTGATCGTACTTCTGACGCCAGACGTTGCTGACGAGGATCAGGTGCCGATATCGGGCCTGGTCGGACGGAAGGCTATTGAGCTTTTTGTCGAGCTCGGCGGCCAGCCAGTCGGTAAAGGAGGGGGCGGGAGCAAGCATGGCGGTCTCCGTGTGTGGAGACCAATTTAACAGCCAAAACTGTTAAGTCAACAGGAAAGTTTGTGGCCTATGGTCTCCCGCAGATCGCGATCGTTCCTGCCGGGGTCTTATCCGCTAATTCCCGCGTAGCGACGCAGCGGCGAACGCTTTGAACGCCGAATATGTCGTTGGCTTGTAGCTCGGGCGGCTCGTCAGGCAATTGGAATGTGGTGCCGCCCGCGGCTACGCCGGTAGCTTTGAACAATTCTGGGTAGGCAGCGACGTTCAAGGTGCGTCCATCTAAGGGCAGCCACGCAGGACGTTCATCCTCTTGCACCAGCCAGCCGGCAGCAAGCAGTCCGCCGACCGATAAGCTAGCGCACATACAGAACAACGCTATTGCGGATAATACTTTCCAAGCACGCGGTGACATATGCCCCATTCCTTGCGGGAAAGCGTGAATTCGTGCGCCATACCGCGCGGCGGATTGTGCTGGTAAACGTGCCAGACAGATCCGGAGGCGCGCTGAAAACGCTTAATCGTCGCCCGGGCCTCACCATGCAGTTCGGCGTAGAAAATACAGGGCTTACCGGGGAGGGGAGGCAGGATCGGGTTCACAAGCGCGATGTCGCCCGGCTCGAACTCTGGTGCCATCGATTCTCCGACCACGAAAAGGCCGTACGCATCGCGGACATGAGCGACCGGAGCAGGCCGCGGATACCAATCTACCGGTTCAACTGAACGGATAATCTCGCCTGGGCCGCCCTCAGCAGACGCATAGATGGGAAAATCCCGGCCCACGGTCTGGATTTGCGGTGGCGGTACCCAGCCTTCTGCGGGCACTTCCTTAGGAAGACCTACCTCCTCAGGCCTGATCCCGAGCTCGGTTACGATCTCCGGCAGAAATTTGCTCCGGGCGGTTTCGCCGCGCTCGATGGACTGGAGGGATTGCTGCTTTATCCCGATCGCGCGGGCCAAATCCGTTTGGGACAAGCCCTTCGCCTCGCGAGCAGCGCGAATTATGGAACCAATTTCCTTGGGATCAGACATATCCACAATTTACAGGTAAACCTGTAACCAGTATCGACATAAAAAACTGTTGCTTTACTCAGTTTTGCCTGTTAGGGACGATTCATGTCCCGAGAACTGATCGAGCAAGCGATATCGCTGGCCGGCTCCCAGTCGAAGCTGGCGGAAGCCTGCGGCGTGAAGCAGCAATCAATCTGGCAGGCTAAGGAAACGGGCCGATGTTCGGCCGAGCTCGCCCTTCAAATTCAGCAGGCCACCGGCGGAAAAGTGACCGCCATCGAGCTTCGCCCCGACCTTCCGTGGCCATCACCGGCCATCCAGCCACAGAGCCAAAGCCAGGACGATCAGAACGCTCATAGCGATGAGTGTTCGTCGGCCAACGCGGGTGAGGTGATCTCGTGAGGGCATTTTCAAATTCCAGTTTTGTTGTGTTGCGTAGCGTTAGAGGCGTTTCATGCGTGCATTATCGCGGGTTCCGCGAGAGGAACAACGGGCCAAATTATCCACAGACGACCCCGCCGAACACTTGTTCGGATCGACGCTTTCGCAAGTCGCTAGAACGCTTTGGCCGGAAAAAACTGCCGCAAATATTGCGACGGCCGCCAATTGTTCGGTGCGCGCCGCAGAATTTTATCTCGCTGGGGATCGCGACTGGTCCGGCGACGCGATCGCCGCCATCGTCTCCGAAATTCTCCGCCGCCACGCCATGCGCAATGTCCGCGTTGCCGCTCGAAAATAGGAGCGCTGCATGAAATGGGTGCTGGCAGCGCTGTTCGCGTGGTTCGCGGTGAGCCTCGTTGCCGGCATCTTCGTCGGGAAATTCATCTGCTGGGCCAACATACCCGCCAAACCAGTACGTCGACGACCGTTCTAACAGTAGCCGTTTGCGTTCCTGGCCGGAGGCATTCCGGCGCATCATCAGGGACTATCCCATGTGGAGCCTGCCGAATCCATTTTTCCCGCCGGTGCAAGCCGACGAGCCGCCACGCTTCGTCCTGGACCAAGCGAAGTTCATGGCCGATCTCGCGGAAATGCCGGCGTTCATCGCGAGGCCCAGCCAGGAATATCTCAAGGCCGTCGAGCTTATCCCGGTGCTCGCCGTGCTCGCGGGACGCTGAACCGCCGGCCGTGGGCGATCCGCGGCGATCAACTGAGGAAACTGCAAATGGCCGAAGCCACCGAGCCGACCACCGATATTGATACCGAAACATTGCGCGGCGACATTCGCGACGAACTGCTCCGGGAATTCAAGCATCTCCCTAAGCCTTGGCAGGCCATGAACGAGGACGAGCAGAACCGGATCATCAACCGCGCCGCCGACATCGCCGACAAGCTGGTGCGTTCGGCTGTGGACCTGGTTGCCGCTCGCGGGTTGCCAGCGTTGCCGATCGAAGTCGGAAAGTTCACGGTAGACGGCGCTGCCATCAAGGGCACCTTCGAATGCTACGCCGACGACGAAAGCCTGCTGCGGATCAAACATCTGGCGAACAAGCGCGCGATGTTCGTTCTGGCCTCTCCGGACGCCTACAACGGAGAGAAAGCCAAGGCTGAAACCGAGGTCGTTGGCGATCTGGCGATTCCGAAAGAAGCTGTCGCCGCCGAGCAGGAAGCCAATCTGGCAAAGGTCGGGCGAGGCAAGAAGAACGGCGCCGCTGAGCACGCGACCGCCTGATGCGCTGGACCTCTGACCAGCTCGCGGATTATGAGGCGCGACGGGGAAATCCTGTCGCGCCGTCAATGGCCGACGCGCCGTTCCATGTTCCGGTTGATCCCGAGCATGAGCCGGTAACCATCAGCCTTGCCGGTATTCCGCAGGGCAAGGGCAGGGCGCGCGCGTTCATCCGGGGTGGCCATGTTGGGCACTACACCCCTGAGATAACCCGCACTTATGAGGGGATGATCCGATCGGCCGCAATGGACGTGGTCGGTAGTAAACCGCCGCTCGTCTGCCCTATCGAATTCGCGATGCGCGCCGTGTTTCCGGTGCCTGCATCGTGGTCTGAGAGAAAGCGCCAGCAGGCGATCACCGGTGCCATCAAGCCCGGCAAAAAGCCCGATCTCGATAACATCGCCAAAGCATGGAATGACGCGCTTAACGGCGTTGTCTATCGAGACGATTCCCTGATCTGCCGGATGACGCTGGACAAGCGCTACGGCCCCCAGGCGCTCGTCGTGGTGACTGTGAGGCCATTGCCATGACCAAGCGCCTATCCCGCGGCGAACTGCTCGATATGCGCTCGGTGCTCGAACGCTCCCTGCAGCGCGCGGAACGCCACCGCGCGGCATTCCCAGACGATCCGAAGGCCGACAGGGAGGCTGAAGAACTGGCGCGTGCCGTAGCCGATCTGGCCGATGAACTGGCGGGGCTGTGATGTGCAAGGAACGCGGACCGCAGCACGTGACAATCGAAGCGAGAATATCGGCGATGGTCGATGCTGGCGCGAGCAAGGATGCCATCTGCGACGAACTCAATATTACGAGGGAGGATTTGAACTCAAGGCTCTCCAGGATTCGCCGTAAGCGGCGTGAGATGGGGGCTGAATGAGGGCCGCCACGGCGATCACGAATGAACTAATCGCGACCGGTCTTTCGCCGGTACAAACTGCGTTGCTGATGGAGCTCGTCCTGTCCCTGTCCACCGGATCATCCGGTGCGAATCCGGTGGAAAGTCCGGAATACCGAACGCTTGAAAAGCGTCGGGCATGGGATCGGGATCGTAAAGCGCGAGAGCGCGAGGCGGAAAGAGAGGCCAAACGCCTGTCCGCTTTGTCCACCGGACATCCACCGGAATCCACCGGAAATCGGGTGGAAAAAGCGGATGTTTGCACTGTTGTTTTAGAAGATAAGGAAAAAGGTCTTTCAGTTAAGGAAAGAAAAAAAGGAAGTAGATTGTTGAGTAATGCGCGCGTGAGCGACGACGACCGCGCGTTCGCAATCGAAAACGGCATTCCAGAAAATCGGGTGGACGCGGAGTGGACGGAATTCGTCGACTATTGGATCGGCGTGCCCGGATCGCGCGGTGTGAAGCTCGACTGGCCAGCCACCTGGCGCAATCGCATTCGACAGATTTCAAACAAGTACCGAGGGAGCAATGGCCAAGGATTTAGCGCTAATCGAACCAATCCAACTTCCGGATCCCCGCCGACCCGCGACACTGCCATCATTGCCGGCATGGGCCGAGCGCTTGAACGGCGCCGTGCGGCTCGAGCTGCAGATGACGGGGGACAAGTTCAGCGATCTGATGGTGTTGCCGCCGAACCTGATGCCGACTGCGGAGCAGCGCCAGATGATGATCAACCACCGCGACAGCTTACGCTCCTCGCTGCTGGACACTCCCGCGGCTAGTGTGACCGCAGAAACCAAGGTGGCCACCGCGGTATCCAAACTGCTTACGGTTCTTGCTGGCGAGCGCAAATCCGATCTGGTCGAGGAGGCCCGCAGCGACGTCTATCTCGACGTGCTGGACGATGTGGCTTGGTGGGCTGTGGATTCCGCGGTGCGCGCCTGGTTCAAGCACGATTGTGGGACGGATGAGCGCGGCCGCCCGCACGACTACAAATGGGCGCCCGATCCCGGCACGCTCCGCAAGATAGCGCTTACTTTCACCTATCCAATTGGCGCGCGCATCGGAACAATCCAACGGCTACTGGATGCCAGGGAATACGTCGATTGCACGAAACAGCTCGAGGCGGGCCGCGCTGCGATGAATGGATTGAAGAAGGCGTTGAAATCCGGCGATCTCGATGTAGCGCGATCCCTGACATTTGACGATGCGGTGAAGTTGTCGACTGAGCCGGAGCACACCACCGAGCGGGCCGAGGCGGCAGAATGACCTGGGAAGTCTGGCCTGGATCCGACGGCAAGCAACACGTCATCCCCAAGGCTGACATGCGGCCGCACCGTCATTCCGTGGACTGCTGGTGCCGTCCCAAGCTGGACGATGAGGATCCGGCTGTCATGGTGCACAACGCGATGGACGAGCGCGAGAAGGCCGAGGAGGCCGTGAAGCAATGACCGCGCTGATCCGCAGCATGGGCGATCTGGTTGAAGCGCTACGCACCGCGCAGATCGATCGCAACATCAGCTATGAGACCATCGAGCACGTTGCTGGGATGGCTCACGGCAGTGTGGCCAAGTACCTGGCGCCGGAGCCGAGCAAGAATCTGGGGCCGCTCTCAGCGTTCGATATCGCGCTCGGGGTCGGAAAGGCGCTGGTGCTCGTCGACGATCTCGAGAACATCGAACAGGTGCGGAAGCATTGGAAGAAGCGACATATCCGGGGAGGGTCGACACTGCAGTTGAGAGCCCGGCAGCGCGACGGGCAAGCATCACGGGCAAGCATCACGGTCGAAATGCAGGAAACTGCTGCGGATCGGCCACAACATCGGACATTGGACTTCATGAAAAGGATCGGGAAATTGGGTGCAAGCAAGGGCGGTAAACGACGGGCAAAGGTTCTCGGCAAGCGGGCGCGTCAGCGCATCGCCAGCCATGCGGCACGGAAGCGCTGGGGGCAGCAGCAATCCGCATCCTAGGCGGTGCGTTGTCCTGAATGGTGAGGGCGCGATGATCGTGGGATGGTCAATCGCCGCCCCTCCCCAGAGCAATTAGCCTCGCTCAAATACGAGATCGCGCAGCGTTACAAGCGCAAGGCTACGAAAGTACGCAAAGCGAATCGATCGCGCGGAATGGCCGCCATCCGCCTCGCCGAGCTCACACGCTGGCTTGATGACAAATTCGGGCAAGGCGTCGAGCTCGAGCCAGGCAAACAGGGCGAACTGATAGCTCGCATCTTCGCCCACCATTTAGCCGCGATGCCAGACAGCCCGCGGCGCATCACGCGTTGGACTGCGACCTATGCTCCATGGATCAGCCCACGCGATCTCGAGCGGCTTATTCGCGAGGTGGCGGAATGCCCGATCAAATGGTCAGCGGATAAGCTGGGCTGGAAGTTGCAACTCCGCGACATCGACCGCTCGCGCCTCAAGATCAGGACCATCGGCGGCTTTGACGTCACCAAGGATCAGCGCAAAGCCAGAGCCAAGGCCAAGCGAGCGATGCGCGATGCAGCCCGCCGGCCGCGCAAGGTGCCACCTGCCAAGCCATGGATATCCGCAGGCATCAGCCGCGCCACTTGGTATCGCCACCACAAGCCCTGAGACCGTGAGACGATTTCCGCACCCTGCATATATCTATCGTAATATGTGTGGTGCAGGATTTGTCTCACGCTGGCAACGAGAGCTCTAATCATTGCCCAGCAGCCTTCCTGTCGAATTGGCATAGGTTGCGGGATTGACCTCGTCATTCGATTTGGCCAATTAACTGAAAATGTTCCATAATCTGGCGTGGTGCACACGGCGTTCATAGGCCATGAGCGCTGTTTCTAGCCTAAGCCATTGATATTTCTACATGTCGTTCAATATGTCAGTCACCCAGGCAGCGGCGAAACGTCTGAAATCGGCGATATGCGTGGGTTCGAGGGCCAAAAGACCGGGGGTGGGTGGGGGCGGGGAGAGAAACAGAGCGGCCGGTCGATAATCGACGTCCCCCCTCTTTTTCGCGCCATTCTTCAAATATCTCAATGAGTTGGCCGTTCCGATTTTTTGGGCGGCACGGGGTGCGTTGTTTGATCGGCCTGAAAGAATAACCCGTTATGGATGGCTGACGATAGCGATTATGGCCCGGCGATGGCGGCGTTGAGCGAGCGGCAGCGGTCGTTCGTGATGGCGCTGATCGAATTTCCGGGGATTACGCAGGCCGAGGCGGCCCGGCGAGCCGGGTATTCGGATGCGTCGGAGGGGGCCAAGGTCCGCGGGCACTATCTTGCGCATAGTCCGGCGGTGCTTGCGGCGATGCGGGAAGAGGCCGGCAAGCGGCTGAATTCGTCGTCGTTGATGGCGGCGAATGTGCTGCTGACGCTTTTGACGGATGAGGGGGTGGAGCCGAAGGACCGGATCAAGGCGGCCGGGATGCTACTGGACCGATCTGGGTTTGGGGCGGCGCAGACGATCAACGTCAATAAGACGACCACCGATCACAGCGGCAAGGCGATCATGGAGCGAATCCAGCAGCTGGCGCAGAAGCACGGGCTGGATCCGATGAAGCTTCTGGGCGCGCCTGCGCCGGTCGATGCCGAATTCTCGGAGGTGAAGGGCGATGCGTGACCTCCGCACGCTTCAGGAGACGCTCGAGGGCCTGGAAGCTCTCGACTACCGCAAGACCTACCAGCAGTTTTTCGACTTCGCCCCATACCCGAAGCAACAGGAATTCCTTGACATGGGCTCGGCGAAGTCCGAGCGGCTGTTAATCGCGGGCAACCAGAACGGCAAGACGCATGTCGGCGCCTATGAGGCGGCCTGCCACCTGACGGGGCTTTACCCTGCCGACTGGAAGGGCCGTCGGTTCGAGAAACCGACGCGGGGCTGGATCGCCGGCGAGACGTCGCTGGTGGTGCGCGATGTGCAGCAGAAGAAGCTTTGCGGCGAGCCCGGCGTCGATACGTCCTTCGGCACTGGCATGATCCCAAAAGACCTGTTCACCGAACGGCCCTCGCTCGCTCGGGGCATTACGGACGCCTACGACACGATCCAGGTCAAGCACGTGTCGGGCGGAACGTCCGTGGCGCGGTTCAAGTCGTACGAACAGGGGCGGCAGAAGTTTCAAGGCGAGACGCTGGACTGGCTCTGGTTCGACGAAGAACCGCCGATGAACATTTATTCGGAGGGCCTAACCCGTACCGCGGCCACCCGCGGCATCACCTTCATGACCTTCACCCCATTGCAGGGACCGACCGAGGTCGTGCTGCGGTTTCTCAACGAGCCCAGCCCGTACCGCGGCGTCGTCACCATGTCGATCATGGACGCCGTCCACATTCCCGATGACGAGAAGAAGCGGCTGATCGCCTCATGGCCAGCGCACGAGCGCGAGGCCCGGGCCAAGGGCGTGCCGATGCTGGGCTCTGGCCGGATTTTCACCGCGCCGGAGGAATCGATCACCGAGAACCCGATGCGCCCGGAGGAGATCCCGCCGTTCTGGTTTAAGCTAGGCGCACTCGATTTCGGCATCGATCACCCCTTCGGCTATGTGCTGATCCTTTGGGACAAGGAGGCTGACGTCATCCACGTCCACCATACCTACCGTGTCAAGGATGCACTGCCGATCCAGCATGCCGACGCGATCAAGCGGGTGGCGGCGACCATCCCGGTGGCGTGGCCGGTCGACGGCAATATCCGCAGGGACGACGGCGCGCCGATGGCCGAGCATTACAAGCGCCATGGGGTCAAGATGCTGCCTGGTCACGCGACCTGGCCCGATGGCTCAGTATCGACCGAAGCCGGTATCCTCGAGATCGACGAGCGGGAGAAGTCCGGCCGGCTGAAATACGCCACGACCCTGACAGACCTCCTTGAAGAACGCCGCATGTATCACCGCAAGAATGACGGCACTGGCAAGATCGTGAAAGAGCGCGATGACCTGATCTCCGCGCTGATCAGGGCGATGATGGCCAAGCGTTTCGCCAAACAGGGACCGATCGGTCCCGCCCCGCGCAACCCGGGCGCGCCACCCAATCCCCAAGCCGCCGGCGTCGATTTCGAAATGTTCTAAAGGAAGCCCCATGGACTGGAACAACGCCGACAAGAACAACGACAGCTTCTTCCGCAAGGATGGCCTGATCACCGCCCCGGACCAGCGCACCACAGTGGGCCGCAATCTCGATGGCTCCTGGTACATCCGGATCGAGGGCAAGCAATCCGCCCAGGCCAACATGACGCCCGAGCAGATGCTGAACATGTGCCTCGGCACGCTCGCCACCATGGAGCGCTATGGCGTGACTATCCCGCTCGACTGGCGCCGATGGACACCGCCGGCATGAAGACCGTCACCCTGCAAACCGACACCTCTACCCGTCGCAGACGGCAGGCGGCACGGTATTTCAACGAGGGTTGGGCACACCAGAAGAAGCGGCAATGGCGTGACGCCATCACCAGCTATAACTGCGCGCTGGAATGTGAACGCGCCCTTTTCGCAGCGCTCGCCAACCGTGGCATGTGCTGGCACCAGCTTTCCCGGCCGGACCTGGCGCTGGCCGATTACGATGTCGCGTTTCGGTCCGGATCGGCAGAACTGAAGGCCATGATCCGGGTCAATCGCGGCGTCCTGCTCGGCTCTGTCAGGCGCTACGACGAGGCATTGGCCGATTTCACCAGCGACGACAGTCCGGAATCGCGGCTGAATGCATCCTACATCCACCTGATGCGAGGGCATTTCGAACGCGGGCTGGAGCTATACCGCAGCCGGCCGATGGCCCAGCATTACGGCGCCAAACCGCATCGGCTGGAGGATTTGCGCGACAAGCGCGTGCTGATCGTCCACGAGCAGGGTTTCGGCGACTCGATAATGATGGCGAGGTTCGTGCCTGCGATCGCAGCCGTTGCGCGCTCAGTTCACTGGGTCACTAAGGACCCGCTGCTACCGTTGTTCGCCGACAATTTCCCTAATGTGGAGTTTTCTGATGGGAACGATATCAGCATGGCTGCGCGAATTTATCAGTCCGACGCCTTCGTGCTGGTTATGGACCTCTGGCAAACCGCCGGTCTTGAAACCCGGGGCGATCAATACCTGCGAGCAGATCCGTTGCGGATCGAGCGAATGCGAGCAGCGCTGCCAGCAGGATCGCGCATTGGCCTTTCCTGGCGCGGCCGTCCTGAGTTTCCCAACGACCACAACCGATCGGCAAGCCTGAAGGACTTCCTGCCCGATATTCCGGGCGCAACCTTCGTCAGCCTGCAAAAGGACTTGCGCGACGACGAGCGGCCATTCGTGTTCGACGGCGGCGCGCTATGCAGCGACTTCGCCGATACCGCCGCACTAATGACCCGGCTCGACGCCGTGATCTCGGTCGATACCGCGACCGCGCACCTGGCCGGCGCGCTGGGCATCCCTACAGCGGTGCTTCTACCTTACGCTGGAGACTGGCGCTGGGGCGAAAGCGGCGACACGACGCCCTGGTATGATAGCGCCCGCATCTTCCGGCAGCCTGAATTCGGCGCCTGGAGCCCGGCCGTCGCCGCGGCAAGCGCGTGGGTGCGTTGTTTACAGCCTTCAAAGGCCTGACGTTCCCGATCCTTAAGCCAAATCCTCCCTCGACTTGCGGCGGGAGAACCCCGGGAGTGGCCTCCCGCCGTCCCTTTTGGAGAAAATCATGGCCGACGAACCCGAATCCTTCACGGAAATCAAAGAACCCGAATCCACCGAAGCGCGGCTACGCGCGTTTGAGGATGCGACGCTTGGCGAAAATCATTTGCGCCACAAGGATACACCGGAGAAGGGCGTTGGTTCGCCGTTTTCGCGCATGAGCGACCCGCAGAAGGCGCACCATGCCGCACTGGAAGCCCTGATCGCTGCCGAGAAGGAACACCAGGCCGCAAGCGCCGCGGAAGAAGCGGTCCACGCCAAACTGGAAACCGCCATCGCACGCGCTGCCGAGACTGAGGGGGCGCTCTGACATGGACGCCGTTTCGATCCGTTCCCAGAAATTCATCGAGAGCCAACTGACCGCGCGCAAGGCCGAGGCCATGAGCCTTCTTCCGAAGGAAACCCGCCGCGAGATCAAGCGCGAAGCCAGGAAGATCGCGTTGCAGGACGTGTTCGGCCACGACCACAAGACCACGAAGGAAGGCAACCCGATCGAGCAGGGGCTTGGTGCCGATGGCAACATGACCGCGCAGTCGATCGAGGCCTACATCAAGAACCAAACCGAGCGTCGCAAGGGCGGTCCGGAGCCCGGGTTCGAGGACAATCTGAAGGAAATGCGCGCCAAGCTGGCGAAGTGCGATGCCCGCCGGCGCGCCGAAGCAGCGGCGGCCGACGATGACGACGACTAGCCCGTTCACCATGGGAATGGCGGCGTCCGATCTCGGGCTCAACCTTCCCCAGCAGATGCAGGACGAAAGCGAGGAAGCTCGCAAGAAGCGGCTTCTCGCCCAACAGCAAAGTGCCGCGATAGGCCCGGCGGCGCAGACCCTCGGAATGGGAACTTATGGCTGACGCCTACCGGCAGGTCACCCCGCGCGAGAGCGAAATCGTAGGTCGCGCAATCCGTGAGTTTGGCGAGTTGCAGGTGCAGCGCGCCCTGTTCGCGGGGCAATGGGAGGAGGCCGCGCAGATTGTGCTGCCAACCTCGCGCAACACGTTCTTCCCTGGATCCTTCAACTGGCAGGGCCAGAAGAAAACCGACCGCCAGGTGGATATGACCGCCGGCCTCGCCCTGCATCGTTTTTGTGCCATCACGGATTCGCTGATCACCCCGCGCAATATGCTCTACCATGGGCTGGAAGCCGACGGTCCGAATGCCGATTACATCATGAAGGACCGCGATACGCGGTTGTGGTTCGAGCAGGTCACCAAACTCCTGTTCCGCTACCGCTATGCGCAGAACGCCAATTTTGTCGGGCAGAATTACAACAATTGGCAATCGCTCGGCGCGTTCGGCAACTTCACGATGTTCGTGGACAAGCTTGATTCGCGGATGCAGCCCGGAGCCCGCGGCCTGCGCTACAAGTCGGTGCCATTGGGCGAGACCTTCTTCGGCGAGAACCATCAGGGCATGGTCGATCGCATCCACCGCTATTTCCGCCTGACGCCCTACCAATGCGTACAGAAATTCGGCGAGGACTGGACCCCGCCGCAACTGCTCGAGGCCTACAAAAAGGACAGCCAGGCGGTCTACGACTTCCTGCACGTTGTGCGGCCGCGCGACGACAACGACTACGACCCTGATCGTATCGACGAGCGCGGCAAGCCTTTCGAATCCTATTACATCTCGATGACCGGCCAGTGCATGGTCGCGCCAGAGGGCGGCTACCGCAAATTCCCCTATGCGCCGTCCCGCTATGACCAGACCCCCGGCGAGGTCTATGGCCGCGGTTGGGTGCAGATCGCGCTTCCGGCCATCAAGACACTGAACGCGCAAAAGGTGGTGTTCCTCAAGCAGGGCCACCGCGCCGCCGATCCCGTGTTGCTGTCGACCGATGACGGCGCCCAGAACTTCTCGCTTCGCCCCGGCGCGATGAACCCCGGCGGCATGTCGCCCGACGGCAAGCCATTGGTCGGCGTTCTCCCCACCGGCAAGATCGAAATCGCCAAGGAGATGATGGAGGTCGAGGCCAAGCTGATCAAGGAAACCAGCGGGATTTCGCTGATTGACACCCTGGTCGACAACCCGAACATGAAGGCGACGCAGGTTATTCAGCTCGTCAATGAGCGCGCCATGCTGACCGCGCCGACGCTGGGCCGCCAGCATTCGGAGTATATCCCCGGCATGGTCGAGCGCGAACTTGATCTGCTCGCTGAGCAGGGGCTGTTGCCGCCGATGCCGCGCCGCCTGAAAGAGGCCCGCGGCGAATACCGCGTCACCGATACCTCACCCCTGGCACTGGAAGCCCGTGCCGGCCGCGCCGCAGGGTTTTTCCGGACGCTGGAGCAATTCAAGGAAGTTGTACAGATCACGCAGGACCCGAGCCCGCTGGACAATTTCGATATCGACACGGCGGCCCCCGAGATCGCCTACGACCAGCTTGTGCCGACGCGTTGGATGGCGACGGACGAAAAGAAGGCGGCCATCCGCAAGTCTCGCGCCCAGGCGCAGCAGCAGAAGGCCAAGATCGACGCCATGCCGGGTCAGGCGGCCATCATGAATGCGCAGTCCAAGATGCAGAAGGCCGGTGTTGGCCAACAGCCGCAGGGGCCCGTATGAGCCTGATGAACGGATCGACCCAGCAATACTCGCTGGAAGCCAAAGTGATGGCATCCCGTCACGCACAGCAGTTGCGCGACGAGTGGCAATGCCGGTTGCTGGTGGAAACGAAAGGCACGGAGCGCCTGGTCATGCTGGCCGTGCTGGCAAATCTTTATCTTGAGGCGATGGAAGTCCTGATGCGCGTGGCGTTTCCGGATTTCATCCAAGTCAAGCCGCCGATCTACAGCGGCTTTGCAACCATCAAGCGCACGGGCCATGTGGTCTGCGATTATATCGATTCGGATTATGCGATCTATCGGAACGTCATCGTATACGATTCAGATGACCAGTTTATTTCGACCTTCCGCAGGATCGCCGACCGTTTGAAGTTCTCCGACGAGGATCGAACGGCAATGTTCCGCGACTTGAAGCGCTGGGTGTCGCGTGACGAGCGCGTCGGTCCGTCCGTTGAGCATAAGCATGAAACTGACGCTTAACATCCTAGAGCGCTATCGCAAGCGCAAGGCGGCTTACCAGACGACGTTCCGCAGCGGTCATGGCGCCGAAGTGCTGGCCGATCTCGCCAAGTTCTGCTGCGCCTTCGACACAACGGCTGCCGGTAGCGATCGCGATACTTTCCTCAACGAGGGAAAGCGGCTGGTCTGGATGCGCATCCAGAAACATTTGAATTTCACCCCCGAGGAACTGGCAGTCCACTATGACGCCGTTCTAAGGCTTCCACAGGAGTAAGACATGGCAGACGGCGATCAGGGTACCCAAGGCGGCGGACAGCAACAAGGCGGCGGCGATCAGGGTGGTGGCCAGCAGACGGCTTGGCATACCGGCCTTGAGCCCGAAATTATCGGCCATATCCAGAATCGTGGGCTTAAGCTCGACGATCCCAAGTCCATTGTGGACAACCTGGCAAAAGCCCATCGCGAGGCCTCGTCGAAGCTCGGCGTGCCGGCCGATCAGTTGATCCGCGTGCTCAAGCCGGACTCGCCGGAGGCTGACGTCAAGGCGTTCTGGAACAGGCTGGGCGCTCCGGCCGACCCCAAGGAATACGATTTCTCTGGCGTCAAGACCGCCGACGGCAAGGACATCGCGCCTGAACTGGCGGATGCGCTCCGGGCCTCGTTTGCTCGCCGCTTCGTGCCCAAGGACACCGCCGCCGAGATCGCCAAGGATTTGATCAAGTTCAACGAGGGCGACGCGCAGCAGAAGGCGGCCGCCAAGACCGCGACCATCAATGCGGAAAAGGCAGCGCTCGCCGCTGAATGGAAGCAAGACCCCGAAGGCAACCTGTTCATCGCCAAGCGCGGCGCGCAGGCGCTGGGCCTGACGCCCGAACAGGTAACCGCGCTGGAAGGCCTGGTCGGTTATGCCGGCATCATGAAGGCCATGCACAAGGTAGGTACGCTCAACCGCGAACCGAATGGCCTGATCGGCAATCAGAACGGCAATGGTGGCGCCATGACCCGCGAGCAGGCCACCGCGCGCAAGAGCGACCTCATGCAGGACAAGGCATGGACCAAGCGCTACGTCGATGGCGACACGGCTGCTCGCACCGAAATGCTCAACCTCAACCGCATCATCACCGGCGATTTCGAGAGCGCGGCATAGTGGTGCGTTGTTCCAATTTTTGGCAGGCGGCATCTTCCGCCCAAGCTTAATACGGGACCGACGGCAACCACGGAGAAATCCGTCTGGTATGAAAGTCGGTCCCGGGCGCCCCGAGTGTTATCCGGACCCGCAGGCATCGCCACAAGCGACCTTTGGGCACACCGGACGGGTGTAACGGCCCCGCAAGGGTACACCGGCAATTCGACCAACTGACCGCAGGCCCCCGTTATTCGGACACGGCTCAAGGCAACCGCAGGTATCGCGCAAGCGAACCGTTCCCGCGATCCTTTAGGAGCATCCGATGGCAGGCACCGTCCCGTCAGAAGGCCAAGGCCTTTATCAGCTTTATACGACCCAATTCTCGACCCAGATCGAGCTATTGCTTCAGCAGAAGCGCTCATTGCTGCGCGGCCGCCTTCGTGAAGGCTTCCACGTCGGCAAGATGGCCTCGCCCATCAACCAGGTCGGCTACCTCTCCGCCAAGTCGGCTGCCGGTCGCGGCGCGCCGCTGCAGATTCAGAACGCCGATTTCTACCGGCGCTGGGTGTTCCCGCAGGATATCGAAATTCCGCAACTGGTCGACAATTTCGACTTGCTCAAGACCGCCGTCGGCGATCCAAAGTCCGAACTGGTCGAGACCGCCTCGGCGGCGATCGGGCGCGCCTATGACGATTGCGTCATCGCCGCGCACAACGCGACCGCCTACACCGGGCAGGACGCAGCCGGGCTGACTTCGGAAACCTTCTCCACCACCAACTTCCAGATCGCCTCGACCTTCGGGTCGTCCTCGGCGTCCGGCTTGACGGTGGCGAAGATCATCGAATGCCGTCGCATCCTGCGCCACTACCACAATGACCTCGAAATGGACGAGGCGACGCTGGTCATCGGATCCCAGCAGGAATCGGATCTGCTCAATCAGGTCCAGGTGGTGTCGACCGAGTTCAACACCACGCCGGTTTATTCGAATGACGGCAAGATCGAGCGCTTCCTCGGTTTCAACATCGTCTATTCGGAGCGGCTGGCAACGGCCTCGAACGTGCGAACTGCTTTCGCCTTCGTCAAGTCCGGCCTGTATCTCGGTCTCTGGAAGGACATGACGCACCGCATCGATCAGCGTGTCGATCTGTCCAGCCTGCCGTTCCAGGTTTACTCGGCCGCCTCCTACGGCGCGACCCGCCTGCAGCCGGGCAAGATTATCGACATCCTCTGCTCGGATACGTCCGGCAGCGATATTACCCCGTAAGGAGCGATCGACATGGCAAAGGATACTGTCAATTCCAACTCGATCGCGCTTCTTGATGCGATCAACCCGAGCTACATGCTTTCGGCCGGCCAGGGTGCGGTGGCGAATCTCTATGAGGTCGACGACTATTGCGCCGCGACCGCGGCTGGTCTCGGCACCGTAGGCTCGTACTATCGCATGGTGCGCTTCCCGACGACGACGATCATCAAGGGGTTCGACTTCTACACGGATCAGGCGGTCGATACTTCGGCCACTGCGTCGCTGCAATTCGACTTCAATATCGCGTTCTCGGATTCGACCATCGATGGCACGCCGGTCAACCTGCAGGGCCTTGTCCCGACCACGGCCAATACTGGTGCAACCACGACCCTTGCGACCTATTCCTCGCCGAACAAGATGTTTGGTGCGGGCGTGGTGCAGCCGTCGGCGAACGCAACCTGGCCCTTGACGAACTACTGGCTCAAGGGCATGGGGGCGAACTACACGCTTCAGGCCATCACCCAGCAGCCTTTGTGGCAGACCTTCGGGTTCACCGACGGCGGCGGCCGCAACTGCAATCCCGGCGGCAATTTCGACATGGTCGCCTATGTTGCTGTCGTCGCAGGCACGGCCCACCTCGGCAATCTCGGCGCCAAGGTCTCATACATCGCATTGCCGTAAGGAGATGCCATGACCTCCGTTTCCCTATCGATGACCCGCGAGACCGCCGGGTTCGGCATGAAGATGAGCGACCCCACGGTCGGCAGTCTCGCGCCGAACGCCGGAGACGTGGAATTGCGCTTTCAGGTTCTCGACGGCCAGTCGAAGAATATGAACGATCTGGAAATCATCCTGATCTTGAAGGCGTTCATCCGCTACCTGCAGACCGGTGGAGGCGGCCCAACCGCGATCACCACGCAACCCTCGGGCCCGCCGAACTGAGGACCGAACGGAAAGCTAACCCGATCGAGGGCGGGCGATTACTCGTCCGCCCTTTTTCTTATGAGGCGACCATGCGAAAAATTCTGCTGTCTCTGATCCTGCTGCTGATGGCTACGCCGGTATTTGCCCAAGCAATTGGCCAGCCCAAGTCAGTTGCAAGCGTCAATGGCTCGGTGAAGATTACGACAGGGGCGACCTACCAGCAGATTTTAGCAGCCGTCACCGGCGCTCCCGGGCGGCAGTCGGTCACGATCCAAAACAATAATGCCAGCGATGCATGCCTGATTGATCCGACCGGCACCGTCACCGTCGGCAGCACGACCGCCAGCACGTTCACCATCGGCGGCGTCAGCCTAACTGCCGCACAGGCTTCGATCTCGCTCGCCGCGGGCCAATCCTACACGCGGTATTATCCGCTGACCCCGCGAGACAAAATTACAGGGACGTGCAACACGACCGGCAGCAGCCTCTACGTAGATACGCAATAAGGTCCGCCGCCATGAAGAACGTTGCTCGTCTATTCCTCGTTCTGTGGCTCGGACTTACCAACGCGGTTGGGCAGACGGTCACTCCGCAAATCGGCGGGTCTATCGGCTATTCAACCGATGGCGGTATCCTCGCCGCCAGCGCAGGCGACTTCTCATATCCGTCGTTCCCCTACACGACGCTCGCTGATTTCCGCACGACGGCGGACATTCAGAACAATTTCATCGGCAGTGCGGCCGACGTTGCCGACCCGGACAGTCCATACGGATCGACCTCGATCCAAGAGACGTTCAACGGCGGCACGAGCACGCTAGTCTCGAAAACGATCCTATCGACCCCGGTGGACGTCACCAACGGGATGATCCAATGGACGTTCAAACCTGAAAACGCGATCTTACCGACAAGTTCGCCTCTCACGACCTTCAATATCCGCCTTTATTCGGCGGGCACGCCAGCCTCCCCAAGCGCGAACTACCATCAAGCCTTTTCGGCCACTTGGTTAAACACCGCGTCGACCGCCGTCACCGGATCAAATGGGCGCTGGCAATCGCATGGCGTTCCCACAGGTCAATTTGTTATCGGTGGCGGCACCGGGGCCGACCTTACGCAGATCAAATACGCCCTCATCCTGGCTCGTGTTAGCAGCGGGAAGACGGCTCGTATCGGCAGCATCAGGTTTTACCCGAACCCGCTGGCGAAGGCCAAAGTCATCATCCGGATGGATGACGGCTACAAGGATGCCTTCACGATCGCTAAGCCTCTGCTCGATGCTGTGGGCGCCGCTGGGTTCCTGGCCATCGGCCAGGCCAACAATGTCATCGGTACGAACGACACTTTCTGGCTGAACTGGACACAAATCCAGGCGCTCAAAAATAGCGGCTGGCAATACGGAGCTCAGAGCTACTCGACCGAAACCAAGTCGGTCATTGATGCGATGACCTCCGCGCAGCGGCTCGCTGAATATGCCAATACCCGCAATCTTGCTCGGACGGTCAACGCTTACCGCGACACTTACGACGGGACCTATTTCTCGCAAGTTGATCAGACAGACATGATCAACTACCCGGAATTTTCGGCATCGTTCAGGACGGCGCAGACCTTCTACAATGCGAACCTAAACCAAAACCCGCCCTTGCCGTTCTCAGAGCCATTTCCGTTCGGAGATCCCAAGCGGATTGTTGCCGTCAACATCAATTCCTTCGGGAACGGGCAGCAGAATGGGGCGGGGTCGACGATCTCGCAATATTTGCTGCTCTATCTCGACATGGTGCGGACCACGAAAGGGGTCGCCATCATCGCGATGCACAATGATCTCTCGGTATGTGCGAACTGTCTGACGGCGTTCAACGACATGATCACTTACGTCACGCAGACCTACCCGAGCCAGATCGAGTTTGTAAGCGGCCCGCGCCAACTGCTGGCGCCCTACAACGGCGACAACCTGCAGAATTTCCTTCTGAAGCGCGATCTCGATCCGTGGTCGAACGACAATACCCCGGCCTTCATGGATCGGCAGGCCGCATAAAGGGATAGGGTGCGTTGTTCCCCTGAGCCTCGGGCCGCATTTTCGGCCCCATGCCGGCATTTACCGCCCCGACCGATATCGGAAACCGCGCGCTGCAGCATTGCGGCGCTGCCCGCATGGACCCGACCCTTGGCTTCAACGAGGGAGGTATCAACGCCTCCGAGACCTCGTTTGCCTATGACAAGCTGAGGGAGGCCGAGCTCCGCTCGAATCTCTGGACTTTCGCCATCAAAAAGGTGGCGCTGCGGGCGATCGACACCAATACCATGCGGATGGAGCCGGCGCTGTGGTCGTCCACGACAACCTATTTTCGCGGCTCGGTAGTGCAGGACCAGAGCCAGAACTGGTGGATCTCTGACATCCCCGCCAACCTCAACAATGACCCGCTGCAAACCACCTATTGGAAGCCCTATTTCGGCCCGGTCACCGTTCCGCTGTGGGATTCGACGGGGACCACCGCCTACTATTCCGGCGAAGTCGTCTACACCACGCCAGGCGACGGCACCGGCAAGGTCTATCTCTCGCTGATCGACGGCAACAGCGACAATCCCGCCACCGCCTCGTCTTGGGATGCGACCGTCACTTATGCCCAGGACGACGTGATCACGCGGACCAGTGTCGCCTACAAGAGCCTGATCGACCTCAACCTCAATCAAGACCCGGCCTCAGCCCCGGCGCTGTGGGCTGTCGGAACTACCTATGCCGCCGGCAACAAGGTCGGCGGTTCTGACGGTGTGATCTACCAGTCTATCGGATCGGGCAATGTCGGGATTGATCCGACGACGGATGGCGGAGTCCATTGGACCAACACCGGGGCGCTTAATCCGTGGACAACGGTCATCGGTGGCGGAACCGGGTCCGTCAATTGGCTCGAGATCGGCGGCAGCGATTTCCCGTCTGGGGTGTCGCTGACCGAATACCGGCCCAGTTACCCAATCGGCTCCGGACCGTTTTCGCAGTCGCAGACCCGCAATGTCTTTCATCTGCCGAACTCGTTCATCCGCCCGGCGCCGCAATTGCCCAAAACCGCGACGCCCTATCTCGGCGGCCCCTCTGGCTTGGTATTCACCGACTGGACCTATGAGAATGAATTCATCGTCACGTTCGATGCTGGTCCGATCATTTATCGGTTCGTGGCCGATGTGACCAATGTCCGCCGTATGGATGCGATGTTCTGCGAAGCGCTGTCAGCACGCATTGGGCTCGCGATCTGTCAGAAGGTCACGCAATCCACGGGCAAGCTGCAAACCATCGCACAGGAATATTCCAAGTGGATCGGCCAGGCGAAACTGATCGACGCCATCGAGCAGGACTATACGGACCAGCCGGACGACGACTTTGTGTCGGTAAGGTACTGAAATGGCCGCCGCAACCCATGTGGTGACTTCATTCTTGGGCGGCGAACTCTCTAAATACGCCGAGGGTCGCTTTGATAAGCCCGATTACAAGACATCCATGCGGACCTGCCTCAACGCCTTCCCGTGCGAGGCCGGGGCGTGGATGCGGCGCCCGGGCACCAAAGATGCTGGTACCACGCTCAACGGTGCGCCGGGCCGCGTGATGGAATTCGAGATCGAGGAGCAGGCCGCACTCACACTTGAATTCACCGACGGCAATCTGCGCTTTCGCTCGGGTGCGACGCTGGTCCCAACCGTCTATGGCGGCGTCACGCCATTGGTGCTGACGACGCCATATATCGGCGGATCATGGGCTTCCTCAACTCTGCGTGGCGTGCAGGCAGAGACGACACAAATCCTGCTTTCTCCGGGCATTGCCCCGCAGGCTTTGGTGGCGACCACGCTGCCGGCGGATGGTGTCGTCCCGACCTTCACCCTCAATCCAGCCGTGTTCAACGACGGTCCCTATCTCGATCCATTCACCAATGGCGTTCAGGCAACCCCGAGCGCTAAATCCGGCATCATCGCGCTTTCTCTTTCGTTCGTGGCTTATGATGCGACGAAGGCCTATCGAGCCGGTGACTTTGTATCGACCGGTGGTGTCAACTATCGATCCCTGCTCGATCAGAACGCCGGCAATGCACCCGCGGGCGGCGCTCCATGGTGGACGACGGCAAGCGTTACTGAGGCGATCAATGGCGGCCGTGGGTTCCTTGGCTCCGATATCGGCCGTCTTGTCAGGCTTTTTTCCGAACCCGCCGCATGGGTTTCCGGTTCGACATACGCACAATATGCCGTTGTTTCCTACAATCCGACCGGATTGGCTGGAGCAGCTACCTACTGGTCGTCGCTTGTCGCGTCGAATACCGGCAACACTCCTGGTGCCGACCTGAAGAACTGGACGCTGATCACCAGCGCCGCGATATGGTCATGGGGTAAGATCACTTCGCTATCGAACACCATCGATCGCGCTTTGGCAGGTTCTGTTGCTATTGGAAACATGACTTCCGGTGGCGGGTTGGCCGCCGCTTTCGATGGCGTGTTTTCACAGGCCGCCGCGTCTTCGGCAGAAAGAACTGGTTCAGGTACATCCTTGTCTTCCTACGTCGGGAAAAATTTTTCGGGGGCGAGCGATCAGAAAATTCAGCAGGCCACTATTTATCCATCAAACGATGGAGGCTTTGTCGTAACCGCCATCGGACCGGGCGGTGTCTACCCGACCGTCGCCATCACGCTCAACTTGCGCGGAAAGGCATCTGCTCCATCATCCGCTTCCGATGGCACGCTCCTTGGCACGTCAGGATCGATTCCAAATACCTTTTCGGCAGTGACGATCGTATCGACCGACCAGTCGACCGCATGGAAATACGTCTGGGTGGAGATGATCTCCACGGTGTCATTCTCGACCACTATCTCGAACATTGTGGCAGAGTTGTCTTTATTCAATCCGCCTGGGACCGGAACCGGTAGCGGCGTTAACGTCGAAATTATTGGATCGCCGCTGCTTTACACGACGACGGTCTCAACCTGGCGGCTAGGCGCTTTCAGCGATACGACTGGCTACCCGACCTGTGGGATTTATAACGATGGGCGTCTCTATCTTGGCGGCGCCACCGGCAACCAGTTCGATGCCAGTTATGCCAACGGCATCGTCGGTGGCACCGTGAACTTCGCGCCGACCGACCAATACGGCGCGGTAACTGCCGCGCACGCGATCTCCTATACGTTCAATTCCAAGGGCGTGAATCAGATCCTGTGGATGCGGCCTGATTTGCAGGGCGTCAAGGCTGGGACCCAGAAGGGAGAGTGGATTATCCAGGCTCCGACGGCTGGACCTATCTCACCGCTCAACATCAGCGCGCGCCAAGTGACAAGCCACGGCAGCGCGAACATCGAGCCAGTCGATACCGAGCACACGCTTGTTTTCGCGCAGCGCTTCGCCCGCAAGCTTCTGGAATATTTCCCGGACGTGTTCTCTGGTAAGTTCTCGGCGCCGAATCTGGCCGACAAAGCCGAGCATATCGTCGCGGCCGGTGTGGCGGAACTGGCCTATACTTCGGCGGTGACGCCGATCATCTGGGGCCGTGATGCCTCGGGCGCTCTGTTCGGCATTGTCTATAAGCGGGATTCGCTGTCATCCGCGCAACCCCCGACCTTCTACGGCTGGCATCGCCATACCCTTGGATCAGGCCGCATCGTGGAAAGCATCTGCGCGGGCCCATCCGTCGGCGGCGATCTCGACGCGCTGACCATGGTCACGAGCGATCCCGCGACCGGAATCCGCCGTGTTGAGATTTTGACCGACACTCCCAGCGAGGATACTGATGAGTCCTCCGCTTGGCAGCTCGACGGCGCCGTCAATCCGACGGTTACGATCGGGGCCAGCAGCGCGGTATTGAGTGGCCTGCCATGGGCGGATGGAACGGTGGTGCAGGCCTCCGCCGGGCTAGATGGAATACTTCTCGACCTCGGCGACCTCGGGGATGAGGCCGGCGTGACGTACCCGACCGATTTCACGGTATCTGGCGGCGCGATCACCGTGCCCTACGGCGACGGAATTTCGGCCGGACCGGGACGAGGCCTCTTTACGCGAGCCTTCGCGATGGCCACGCCTGCGTCGCAGATCGTGGTCGGCTTCGTGTTCAACAGCGACGGGCAGATCGTCAAACCCCTGACGCCAGCCGATAGTGGCTCGCGTTCCGGTCCAGCATTCGGATTGATCCAGCGGATTCACCGGGCCTCCTTCGGGCTGGTCGGCTCGTTCGCCTTCCAGATCGGGATGTCGTTTTCGAAACTGATGAGCGTCCACCTCAAGCAGACCGATGATCGAACGGCATGGCCGGCGGGGCAGGCATATACCGGATTACATGGGGAAACCATGAATGGCGATTATACCCGCGACAGCTCGCTGTGTTGGCGGTCTTCCCGAGTATTTCCGCTGACTATTACCCAGCTAGCCGCCAACCTCGAATCGATGGACCAATAAGATGGCGTTTGGCCAGCAAACATTCTCGGATTTCGGCGGGGCGGCGGCCGACATCTTTGCCGGCTTCGGCGATCAAGCCAAGGCGCAAGGAGATTTTGCCGAGGCGCAGAACTATACGCTGGCTGCCCAGCTCGCCGCGCAGAACGAGAAATTCACCGAGACCTCGACGGCGATCAAGGAAAGCCAGCAGCAGCGCGAAATGATGAACACGTTGGGAGGTCAGCAGGCCGACGTTGCCAGCGCTGGATTCGCGGCATCTGGATCAGCGCTTGACATCATGCGGGATAGTGCAGCGCAGGGTGCGCTTACTCACGCAGTGCTCGGCGAGCAGGGCCTCATCACCGAGGCTGGCTACAAAGAACAGCAGGAATCCTACACGAACATGGCGGCTGCAGCGACCGCCGCGGGCAATGCCGCAAACCAGGCAGCGACTTTTGCTGACATCACCGGCGTGATCAAGGGTGTAGCGGGCATTGCGACGCTGTTCGCATAAGGGGTCAGATGTCGAACATTCAACAGTACCAAGCGCCCCAAGGCCTCGGCCTTCAGCCGACCGAAATGGGTGTGGATGCGGCAACCCAGGCCGCACGCCGCATCGGCACGTTCTACAATCAGACGGCCGATCTCTATGGGCAGGAAGGCTCGGAACTTAAGGGCGCGATCAGCGACGTCGGGCAGGTCGCCAATGATTACATGACCCACCGCGATATTAGCGCTGGCGCCGCCAATGGCGCCCAACTGATAGCAAATATCAACGACCAATGGAACGAGACGGCGAAGAACGCCGATCCTAACGACGTCACGGTCAAGCAGAAGTTCATCGAGGAGAAGCTCACCCCGGCTCTAGATCAATTCAAGGACAGTTTCACGACCGAGCAGAGCCAGGCATGGGCCGAGCATTTCGTCGATCAGTACCGCGAGCATATGTTCCAGAAAACGGCGGCCGATATGTCGACGCTGGCCGGAATCGCAGTGCGGAAGAACGTTACGACGACGGTCAATGCGTTGTCGTCGGCGGTCGCGTCCGATCCTTCATCACTGGATTTCGCGCTGGGGTCCGTCGATCATTCCGTCGGTGCCATGGTCGATAGCAGCCCAAACCTCGACGCTACCACGGCCGCATCCGTTAAGGCAGAGGTCGGATTGAAGGCCAAGGAGAGTATCGTCAAATCGGCAATCTCCGGCATGATAACGAAGAACCCGAACGTCGACCTTGATGCCATCCAGAAGAAGTATGGCGAATACATAGACGGCGGCGAAATGAAGATGTTTCAGCGCGCCGCGCAGACGCAGGCGAAGGCGAATACGCTGGTCGAAAAACAGACAGAAGTGGCGCAGCGGCAGATTTCCGATCAGCAGGTTCATGCCGGCGCCACCAAGGTCATGACAGATAATATCACGTTCGATCCGCAAACCGGGCATCCGATCGTTGATCCGAACTTCTTCAAGCAGGCGCTCGATATCGCCCGCAAGAACCCGAACGCGCCTACCGCAGCCGAGACTGTGCGAACGATGTTCAGTTGGGGCGAGAGCCAGCAGAACAAGGCTGCGAAGATCGTCGACGATCCCCAAGTGAAACAGCAACTGACCGACCGGCTGTTCGATTCGGAAAACCCGACCTCGCGCCTTGATCTAATGAAGGCCCAGGCTGCGGGCAAGCTGAGCAATGCATCGTTTCAATCGATGCAGCGGATCGTTACCGAGCTTGAGAAAACCCCGTTGCGAGGCGATGTCTGGAAAAGCACGACGGCGGCGCTGCGCGACCGGCTGATCCGGAAGGATTTGCCAGAAGGAAATGATCCGGTTGGATCGGCGAACTATGCAAGTTTCATGCAGGATTTCATTCCGAAATATCTGGAGAAATCCCGCACCGGAACGCTGCCGTCGAACGCTCTGAATCTGAACGACCCGACGTCTATGATCTCGCAATCGCTGCAGCCCTATAAATCATCGATGCAGGATAGATTGCGTTCGGGAGTTGCACCTCCGATCTCGGCAGCGCCGGCACCTCGCAACGACCCCATGCCAGCTATTCCCCCTCCGGATCAGCGCCCGGTTGGGGTTTATGAGACGCCGCGCGGGAAAATGAAGTGGACCGGTACTGGCTGGGTCGCCCCATGACGGAACTGACCGACGACGAGGTATTCGGAAAACCGAAAGATCAGAAGGAAATGAGCGATGCTGAGGTGTTCGCAGCGTCGGCAAACGCTGGGCCTGAGCCCATTCCGCAGCCGTTTCTTGATCGCGTGCGCGCGGGCCAGGCGCTTAGCCGGGTCTTCAATGCGGCCAGCAAGGAGGCCGGGGATGACGCGGGTGGCGTGACGGAAACTGGTTTCTCGGACGAGACCCTGAGCCACCTGATAGATTATGGAATTTTTCACGATCCGGCCAAGGGCAGGCCTAGCCCGATCCAGTTCATGAACGAGACATTGATGATGCCCGCTGCGCAAGCATGGCAGGCGATCACTAGCGGGATCAATTCCGGTATTCACGGTGCCGGAGGCGCTATCGGTCAAATCGTTGAGGAATTCGGCGGGTCGCAAGGCGAAGGAAATCGTGCCAAGAACGAGGTCATCAACGCCGGTAATTGGGCGATGATCGAGGGTGGCTTTGGTCGATTCTCACGGCCGGCAGCCACGCGAGAAGGTGGCGTTGTCGATCAGCCCGTCGGGGGATTGCCACGTCCGGAGGATTTCTCCAATGGGGCGAAGGTGCTGGATTCTCCTCATGCCGAAGCCAACCTGAAACATATGTGGCAGGAGCGGGGCATCCACCCGGCCGAGGCTGTTCACGATGCACAGGCCGATGCGTTCCTGAAAAATGAGATAACCGCCAAGCAAGACGTGGTCAAACTCGACCCGGCCGATGAGGAGGTGCTGACGGAGACGGGTGGGAAGCCTGGGAGCCTTGGGGCTGCCGCAACTGACCCTGCCGACGTGCCGCTATCGGTGCAGCCGGCCAGCCCGCCAGGACGTCTAGCGGCAGCGTTCAAATCGGCCGGCGACAATCTGCTCGACATCGGCCGAGACGTTCAAATGCTGACCGCTCCCATGGCGACAGGGACCGTCGACAGTATGGCGATAGCCAAGGACTTTGCCAATTCCATGCGCCGAAACCGGTGGGATTGGTCGCGGATCGATACCGAGATCGCGAAGCGGTTCGACCCGGAAAGCCGCGCCCGGATGTGGACGGCAGCGGATGAGGAAAGCACGTCGATCCAATTGGGTGAGCCGGCCTCGATGCGGGAGCATCAGGGCCTTGCGACACTGACCCCGGAGGAACGGGCGGTTGTCGAGCAAATGCATGCCAGGGCCCAGAACGCCTGGGTCCGTGCGCGTGACCTAGGCATGGTCGAGGGCGAGGGATTACCAGCCTACACGCCGCGCATGATCATCAATGCGATGGGTGCCGGGTCTAAGGAAACCGCGCTGGCGCTGGACGGCATCGGCGGCAACCTCCGCACCAAGACCGCTAACCTGCTGAAGCGGAAATATCTGGAAGCGCAGGACACCGAAGCGGCGGCCAAGGCCAAATATGGCGACCAGGCGATGCTGGCCCGCGACATCCGCGTGCTGCCGCTGGCAACGTCTCAGCTCGAGGACGCTATCGCGGGGCGGACGCTGATCAACAACATCAAGAAATATGGAGAGCAGACCGGGACCGACACGATCTCCGAGGGAGCTATTCCCGCAGGCTCCGAAACCAAATGGTTCACACTCGATCATCCCGCCTTCAAGACGTGGCGGCCGAAATTCGGCGAAGTCGATGGCAAGACCCTGGCTCTCAAGGATGCCAACGGCAAGGCGATCTTTGAGCAGGTTCCACTCTACGTTCATGGCGATTTCGAAGGACCGCTGCGCGCGGTGCTAAGCCAGAAATCCGGGGCCGCCTATGGGGCCATGATGGCGCTCAAGGGTAAAACCATGAGCCTGATCATGAACTCTCCCATGATCCACAATGCGGTCGAATGGGGCCGCGCACTCCCGGCGATGCCTGGCAAGGTCGCGACGTTCAAGGTCTATTTCGAGGGGAACCGGGCCAAGAACAATGTCCCTCTGATGCACGAGGCTATCGATAGCGGACTGGTCCCGATCGGGCATCGGTTTTTCAACCAGGACATTACCAGCGTCATGGAATCGCCGGACCTCGCGCCGGGGCGATCCTTGACCGCGAAAATGCTCGGCGCGGTCCCGGGACTGTTCGATGAAGCCGCGGGCAACGCCGTGAAGACCGCGATCGATAAGGCCGGAAATTTCTGGCACAACACGCTTCTATGGGACCGCGTCGCTGATCTGCAGATGGGCCTCTACGTCAACTTCCGCGCCGATGCGATAGCCAAGGGCATCGATCAGCAAACGGCCTCCCGCATGGCGGCGCATTGGGCCAACCGGTACGCCGGAGCGCTGCCGAAGGAGGCGATGAGCGACGCGGCGACGAAGGTGGCGAACATGCTGATGTTCTCCCGCTCGTTCACCATGGGTAACCTCGGCGTCATCAAGGATATGCTGACCGGCCTGCCCAAGGACGTGCTGGCGCAAATCGAGCGGGACGCCGGCTTTAGGGCTGGCGCAATCAATGAGGCAGGAGAACTATCAAATCCGGCCACCGATGCGGTTGCCTATGCGAAGTCGATGGCGCGCCGCAAGGCGATGACCGTGGTCGCAGCCGACATGGCGCTGATGTATATCGGAAACTCGCTGTTGCAAAACGTGATGAACGTCATGATCGGCGACTCGACGCTGGAAAAGGAATTGCATGGCTACGCGACTAGGCTTCAGGCCAAGCTAGAGGCCGTGCGTGAGCATCCGCTTGAATTGATCCAGCCGCTCAAGCTGCTCGGCGATCTATCCTCGACCTCGGAAAATGAGCCCGGGAAGGGCGACCGGGTTCGCGTCGGCACCGCGGCCAATGGCACTGCCATCTACATGCGCAACCCCGCCGGCAAGATCGGTGAGGAATTCACGGGGTACATGACCGGCCCGTTGGACATGATGCGCCGCAAACTCGGGACCATCGCGCGCCCGGCCTGGCAGATCATGAGTAACGATGCCGGCTTCGGTCGCAAGATTTACGACCCGGACGCCGACACGCCGGCAAAATACCTATCGAATCTCGGCAAGATCGCTAAGCATATCGTGGGCTCTCAACTGCCGGAGGGCCAGATCGGGGCGTTTTCGGACCTCATAAAGGGCGAGGGCGACGCCAAGGTGAATGCCCTGCAGGCGATCGGGCCATTCGGTGGCGTGACGTTCTCCAAGGGAGCGCCCGGCGGCCCGGCGGTCGGCGAAATGTACGCCAACAAGTCTCGCTTCGAATTCCAAGTGCAGCAGGCCATGCCGGACATCCGCAAGCAGATCCAGCGCGGAGACATCCCGGGCGCGCAGCAGGCCATGACCAGCCTTGGTATGGACGCCGGCTATCAGAAATGGGTCATCAAGACGACGCTTAACCCGGCCACCCGGATTGGTGCCAAGGCGCTGAGGGACTTCTATCGGACCGCAACCCCAGAGCAGCGGGCCCGGTTCGAAAACGCCCGGCAGGCGGCTCCTCAGCAGCCGTAGGGTGCGTTGTTTACCGCATGGCTTCCGCCATCTTCCGGAGCCATGAAACACATCATTGGCCTTCTCCTCGCCGCCCTGGCATGGCTTTCCCCGGCCGTCGCCCAGCAGTTCCCCACGGTGCCCGACCACACCGTGATTGGCCGTATCGGCACCGGTTCTGGCTCGGGCCCCTCGCAGGCCATCCCGTTCGCCACGCTGAATTCCAGCCTATTAAACAGCATGTGCGCCACGTCTGGCGCCTTCCCGATCTACAACGCGATAACAGGTCTGTGGGTTTGTTCGACGGCTGGCGGAACAGGATCGAAGGCCACTCTCAATGGCGGCCCGCTAACCATATCGCCTACTGCATCGAGCAGCACGCGCGGGCTTGTGGTCAACCAGACCGGACCGGCCAGCGGCACCACGACGGGCGACTCGTCCAGCAACTGCTGGGGAGCATCGCCGTCGCTGGTGTACAACTACATCTGCGTCGACGGCGAGGGCGCGAACGTCACCGGCGCGCCTCCGGTTTTCACCTACGGATTAGACGTCGGGTTGGTCACGGGCGGCGCGAATTCCACGGGCGCAAAACAGGCCGGTCTTTTCTATCTGTACAAGGCATCGGCATCTAACCCAGCGACGCCGCGGGATCACGTGGCTTTGGGCGCCACCGGCCTCGTCCAGGCTGGCGACGGAGGTACCGGAACGGGCATCGGCAACTCGAAAGGCACGATGTTCGCAACGTCGTTTCAGGTCATCGCGCGCTCCGGCGCGACCAACTTGTTCGAGGTCTCCGGCGGCGAGGTCGACTGCTCGATCACCACGGGCGCAAGCGCCAGCTATCGCTTTTGCTGGAACATCGTGAGCGGCGGCCAGGTGGCCGGCGCAGTGCTGGACGCCGGCCTGGTATTTGGCGCAGCCGGACTTCCCTTTAACAACGGCATCTTATTTGCCGACGCCAACGGTATCGCGCCAATTTCCGCGACGGGTTGCGCGATTTGTTCGTCCGGATCGGCAACGATCGACAGCGCCATTGACTTTGGCAGCTACACAATAACCAGTTACTTAATCCGGGGGCCGCATTCGTATTTAGATGGAGCCGGGAACGGGCTGTTTGAAAACACTGTTGTAATAGGGAAGACCGGCACGGCCCCCGGCGTGGCGCAGTTTAAGGGGTCCACCAGCGGAATGGCGACTATCACAGCGCAAGCTGTTGCTGGCACGCCAACATTGTTTTTACCAACTGGAGCCGGCACCTTTGCGGTTAGCGCCACATTACCACTTTCATTAAATGCAACTACTGGTGCTTTGTCATGTTCAACATGTTTGACTACAGCGAGTTTCGCCAATCCAACGGCCAGCATCGGCCTCTCCGCGGTTAACGGCAGCGCCGTGACCGCGATGCGCTCGGATGCGGCTCCAGCACTGTCGCAGGCGATCGTGCCGATCTGGACCGGAGTCCATACCCACACTCCGTCTCAGGCGGCAAATACCAGCACCGACGGCATTGCTTTGGCCGATGCCACTGCGGCAACTGCTGGCAATCAGCAGTACAGCCCGCGCCTGCGTTTGACGGCGCAGGGCTGGAAAACGAATGCCACGGCGGCATCCCAGCAGGCGGACTGGATCATTGAGAACGTGCCTGTCCAAGGTGCCGCCAGCCCGGACAGCTATCTGAAATTCAGTTCGCAGATCAATGGCGCCGGCTACACCGAGCTATTCTCGTTCCGCAATTCGGTAAATTCCGGACAGACGACCTTCTACATCAATAACGCCGCAACCTCTCAATTCCAGTTGGCGGTCGGCGGCACCGCCACTGGCGTGCATTATGTCGATGCAACTCAGTATATCTTCGGTGCGCTCACGGCCATTCCGGTCAAGGTCTATACCAGCAACGCGGAAAAGGCGCGGTTCTTCGACAGCGGATGCTTCGCGGTTGGCACAACGACCGACTGCGGGTCTGGCGGGATTCTGGCGAACTCCTCGATCAAATCGCAGTCGGCATCGGCCGGCATTGGATATGCGACGGGGGCCGGCGGGACGGTCACGCAGGGTACGTCACGGACCACCGGCGTCACGATCAATAAGGTCACTGGCCAGATCACAATGTTCAGTGCCGCAGGCAGTGCGACGCCCGCAACATTCACGGTGACCAATTCCGCTGTAGCGGCAACCGATACGGTTCACCTATCCATCGCGAGCGGCGCAACCAACGTTTACAGTCTAAGCGTATCATCTACGGGCGCCGGTAGCTTCGTGATCACGTTCTACACGACTGGCGGCACTGCGACCGATGCGCCGGTGATCAATTTCGCCGTCATCAAGGGCGTGACCGCTTCGAACGATAACTTCCCACTCACCGAAAAGGCTGCATGATGAAACGACTTGCTCTCGCGTTATTGCTTCTCGCAACTCCTGCTGTGGCCCAGCAGCAGCAACAGCCAGACCCGGCTTTCCTGCAGCGGGCACTGGCTTCCATGCAGTCGCAGCGCAATCAGGCACTGGATTCAGCCGCGATCGCGGATGCCAAGGCCGCCGGTCTCGCTGAGGATCTCGCCAAGGCGCAGGCCCGCGTCAAGGAGCTCGAGCATAAGGCTGATCCGGCCCCGGCGAAGAAATAAGCCAGCGCTGCTCCTCGGCGCCAGTGGCGGTGCGTTGTTGGGTCTTCCGATCCTGCCATTGTCCGTGCGGATCATGAGTGCGTTGCGGCTAGGCCTCAACCCGTCATGGTCTCTCGAAACGGAGATCGGGCCATGTGGCGCGGAATCGTCGGGAAATCCTTCTCGGCCAATGCTTTCGAAGCCTATGTTGCCAGCCTGAAATTCGGGCTTTGGCGTCCGAAATTTGTCGTTGTCCACAATACTTCGGCCCCAAACCTCAAGACGTGGAACGGTTGGCAGACTCGTAAGCCGCCCGTCACTGACGAAAAATGGGCGCAGAACTTGGTCGGCTATTACCGCGATCAGCAACATTGGTTTGCCGGTCCTCATTTATTCATCACGCCGGCCGGAATCCTTACCTTCTCGCCGCTCACTACCCCGGGCACTCATTCCCCTGCATGGAACTCGATTAGCTGGGGCGTGGAGACCGTCGGCGAGTTCGAGCATGAACCCTTCACCGGAGCCGTACGGGACAATCTGGTGGCTGCGCTGGCGATCTTACATGCCGCCGCTGGCATCTCTCCGCTGCCCTATGAGCGCGGCGTCCGGGGCCTCCACTTCCACAAGGAAGATCCCAAGACCACTCACAAATCCTGTCCTGGCAAGAACATGGTCAAGGCCGATCTGGTCGCGGCCGTTCAAGCCGAAATCGAGCGTCGTCATCCCGGCGGCGGTCACCCTTACTAGGAGACGACCATGACCTCGGACCAGATTACCGGAATCCTTCGCGCCATCCTCGCCGCCCTCGGTGGTTTCTTCATCGGCAAGGGCATGATCTCGGCGGCAACCTTCGACTGGCTGACCGGCGGGGTACTCGCCCTTGCCCCGATCCTCTGGTCGATGTGGACCAACCGGCCGGCCGGCATTGCCGCCTCAGCGCAGGCTGTTCCCGGCGTCACCGTGACCACGAGCCCCGCGGCATCGCCCGCAGTCCAGACCGCTGTGGCTAACGCCAAGTCGTGATCACCTGGGCTGAAATTGCTCTGCTGGTTCTCAAGATCGCCGATGCGATCATGGGCCAGATCAACAACCAGAAGCAATTTCAGGCCGGAACGGACGCGGAGATCGCCAAGGTCTCCGCAGCCATCCTCGCCAAGACGATGGCCGGCAAGGCGATCATGGAGAAGGTCAATGCGCTTAGCGATACCGATGTCGATGCTGGCCTCCGTGGCCTTGAGCCCAAGTAGCTGCACACCCGAACAGATCGACTCATTCTGTCAGGTCTACAACAAGGTGATTGTGCAGAAGGGCGACGGCACCATTGTAGCATCCCCGGGCGTCAAGCGACGACTGCTTGCAAATGAACTCACCTATCGAAGCCAGTGCCCGCAAGGTTCGTAAATGGAAGGCACGGCATTTCAATGGGCGGCTTTGATACTCGGAATTCTAGGATTTGGAATTACGTGGACAGGCGGCGTGATCGGCATCACGCGGACGGTAGAGAAGATTAAGCAGGATACTTCGGAGAAGGTCGCGGCAGCAAGCGAGGTGCACGCAGCCCAACTATCCGACCTGCGAGCGGAGTTTATGAGAGAGCAGAAGGTTCAGGATCATAACTTCGGCGAGGTAGGTGCAGCCATGCGGCAGTACATCGCGAACGTGGAAAAAGAGATGCATCAGATCGAGGTCTGGGGACGAGACAATTTTGTCCTCAAGGACGCTTTCGACAAGGCTACCGATCGGATCGAGGGCGCCATTCGGGACATGGCGGCATCGATCAAATCCGACTTCAAAGACCTGAACGCCAAAATAGAAAAGAAGAATTAGCGAGTGAAGTTCGCTCTAACCCTGGTCGTGCTGATGGTGGCGATCCTTATCCTTTGGGCTATCGAGACATGGCGCGACGGGCGCTGATCTTCGGCTCCCTCAGCCTTTTCATCGTGAACTCGTAGTTCTCGCATTGAACCTCCCGCCAGCTTTCGATCTCCGTCTCAAATTGTTCCGGGGGATATTTGATCCGGTAGTCA